AATTGAAGAAGACCACCACCCATTTATGCTATATTCTTTATACTATTATAGGAGAAAAAAAAGTATTAATTTATACACAATATATGTTATGCTGTATTTTAAATAAATTAATTTAGTTGGAGTAAGCAAGACCACCCATACCGGATAATATGCGAAGAACGTTGTAGTTGACAGCATATACACTTAGAGAAGATGAAACACCATCAATTAAATCTAATGATAAATTTAATACAGCGGTATCAATGCGAGACATGTTAAGAGTACCGCTTGGTTGATGTTCTTCTGGTTTGAGAGCAAAAGAATATACATTGATACCTTGATTTGATGGTACGTTTTCGTGATGTTGGAAAGGTTGAATTAAATTGAAATAAGACCCTGGTCTTTCACTGAAGCGATCGTTGCCATTTAATACTAATTTAGCAGTTTTTATTGGATTTGCTGAACCAGTGGCTCCGTTAATATTTTTTATAGCAGTTTCCACTGTAGAACCATCTCCAGATTGTGGTGCGGTTGTATAATTAAACCAATTTTGATTAGTTTCAGTTTGAGTACCACCTTCAGCGGTGACAAACCAATATAATTCTTTACATGGGTGATTGAAGGATAATTTAGGTTTAGCTTGTGTTCCACTTACAGATTCAGCACCGGTAAATTGAAGTTGTTCAATTAAATATTCATGAGATAATTGAGCAAAACGTCTGCGTTCATCAGTATCTAAGAATATGTAATCAACCCATAAAGTAGCAGAATCTAAAACTGGGCCAGTTGTACCATCTGAAGCACATTTAGTTTCAGTTTGAAATAATATGTTAACTTTAACTTCGTGATATTGTAAAGCAATTAATGGAAGAGCTAAGCCTACATTGCGGCAAAACCAGAATTCAAGAGGAATATATAAATTTTCAGGACCCGCGGTACCATCTTTATTTATCATTTTATCATAACCATCTTTTTTACCTACAGGTAATGATAATTCATTCCAGATGTACATCCAGTGAGAATATTGTTTATCTATTTTTTGACCACCAATTTCTAATTCTACATAATCTATTAAACGTAAGCCGAAATAGCCACAACCCGCACTTGAACCGGATTGATTTACTGCTAAATACATACGATGTATTAAATCGCCATTACGAGATATTTGGCAAGTTACGCGGTTGCCATATCCAGGATTACCATTGAAAGTTTGCTCAATAGATTCAATTGCAAAGTTAGTATGACGACGATATACTACTTTGAAAAAGGTAATTTGAGGATTACCAGTTAAATAAACGTCTTGAGCACCATAAGCCACTAATTGAAGAAGACCACCACCCATATTGCTATATTCTTTATACTATTATAGGAGAAAAAAAAAGATCAAATATTACACAAATAGAATACAATTTATAAATATTATATTTAAAAAAATAATAAATGTAAATAATAATTTAGTTGGAATAAGCAAGACCACCCATGCCAGATAATATGCGGAGAACGTTGTAGTTTACGGCATATATATTGATACTCGAAACGGTTGCTGATGCTGTATCAACCATTAAAGTTGCAGTATCAATACGAGACATATTGAGAGTACCGCTTGGTTGATGATCTTCGGGTTTAAGTGCAAAAGAATAGACGTTGATACCAGCATTAGAAGGGACGTTAGTGTGGTGTTGGAATGGTTGTACTAAACTGAAATAAGTTCCTTTACGAGTGGCAAAACGATCATTGCCATTTAATTGTAATATAGCTTCAGTGAAAGGATTTCCTCCATCTTTTTCACCATTCACCCCCACGGCTATAGAATAATTGTACCATTCACGAGTATCAATTGCAGTATGTTTAGCAACCCATACTAATTCCTTGCAAGGATGATTGAAATTTAATTTGATACGATTGCTTCCTGTAGATAAGCTTTCAGAACCTGTAAATTGTAATTGTTCAATTAAATATTCGTGAGATAATTGAGCAAAACGTCTGCGTTCATCAGTATCTAAGAATATATAATCAACCCATAAAGATACATTTTTAATGTCTCCTACATTAGCAATAGCTGCAGGAGTAAGACCTCGAGCCGCACTTACAACACATTTGGGTTTTTGCTCAAATTCAATTTTAACTTTAACTTCGTGATATTGTAAAGCAATTAAAGGAAGAGCTAAGCCTACATTGCGACAAAACCAGAATTCTAATGGTATATATAAAGTAGTATCAGAAGTAGAAGCAGCTAAAGTCGCACCTTCTTTACCTACCATTTTATCATAAGCATATTTTTTACCTGTGGGTAAAGATAATTCATTCCATATGTACATCCAATCGGAATAGTGCTTGTCTATTTGTTGACCACCAATTTCAATAACAACATTCTTTAGTAAACGTAAACCTAAATAGTTAACATATTCGTCATCACCACCATTGGCAACGGCAGGAATATCAACTTGTAAATACATGCGATTAATTAAATCACCATTACGAGATATTTGGCAAGTTACAGTATTGCCATAACCGGGATTGCCATTGAAAGTTTGTTGAATAGCTTCCATCGCAAAGTTAGTATGACGACGATATACTACTTTGAAAAAGGTAATTTGAGGATTACCAGTTAAATAAACGTCTTGAGCACCATAAGCTACTAATTGAAGAAGACCACCACCCATTTTGCTTTATTCTTTATACTATTATAGGAGAAAAAAATATAAATTAGTACGCGAATAAATTTAGTAAAATAATATATAAAACTAAAATTTAGTAATTCTATTATAAATGAGATGTTTAAAGAAAAATCATCAAAAAAGAAAATTGCAACAGATACAAATGAAAGTTATACTTTAGATGCAATGCATAATAATATGATTAAAAAATTTGAAAATACCGATAGAGATTTAGAGTATTATAATAATTTATTAAAAGATTATGAAAATACTTCAAATATAATAGACAATCAATTAAAAAATGAAAGTACTAACAAAGATTTAAAAACTGAATTATGGTCAAGTAACATAAAATTGCGAGAAAATATAATAGATATCAAAAATAAAATTAAGGATTTAACAAATAATTACGATGAAATAGAATATTATAAAAATACAAGCTATATTTTATTTCAATATTACGATACTGTTGATAAGCAATCGCATATAAATAATTCGTTAGTTGGCAATTCAAATATCATTAAATCCTCAGCAAATTTACCTATAAAGCAATCAAGAACATATAAAAGTGAAGGCAAAAAGAAAAAAAATAGCACATCTTATAATGTTATAAATGTATTAGACGCTTTAAACAATATAAATAATGATAATACTATCGGTTCCTATGATTCAAAGAATGCCTCTTGTAATATAAATAAAGATACTGATACAAATTCTAATAATGCAGATAATTTAAATAATGATAATAACAATTTATCAGATACGAATGCTGATAAAAGCACATTAGTTGATAAATATATGTCAATTATTAATAAAAAATATGTTAGAATAGTCGAAGATATTAATATAGAAATATGCAAGGAATGTAATAGTCAAATGATATGTTTACAGCATGACGCAATAATGATATGTAATACATGTGGTTATCAAGAGTTATTACTGGTTGAGCAAAATAGACCTATATTAAAACAAAATACTAAAGATACTTCGCATTTTTGTTATAAACGCATTAATCATTTTAGAGAATGGTGTAATCAAGTTCAAGGTAAGGAAAGCACGGATATACCAGATGAAATTTTCGAAAAAATTTTAGCTGAAATTAAAAAAGAAAAAATTGTTGATCTCAAAACTATAACATATACAAAAATGCGTGATATTCTCAAACGATTACGTATTAATAAATACTATGAACACATTAACTATATAATAAATAGAATAAATGGTATTCCAACTCCCCAATTTAGTCCAGAATTAGAGGAAAAGCTATGCAATATGTTCAGAAGCATACAAGCGCCATTTTTAAAACATTGTCCAAAAGATAGAAAGAATTTTTTATCATACAGCTATGTTTTATATAAATTCTTTCAGATACTTAAGTTAGACGAATATTTGAAATATTTTCCTCTTCTTAAAAGTCGCGAAAAACTATACGTTCAAGATCAAATATGGAAAAAAATTTGTATAGAATTAAATTATGAAATAATTCCATCTTTATAATTTATTTAAAAACCAATTGGGAATCCAACAAGACTAAATCCAGCACCCAATCCCACGCCTTGTCTGGCGCTTTTTGAAATTACAGGAGATAGTAAATCAAGTATAGCAAATGTGCAAGCAGCAGTTAGCGCTAATAACCATATCTCATTCCATTCAAGCTTATTTTTTGGCAATATTATAGCAATAAAAGCTATAACTAAACCTTCGGCGAGATATTTGATTAATCTAAAACCTGCTTCAGAATAATCAATTTTATATTCCATTCTTATTAATAATCTCATATTTTTTTATAAATTAAAAATATATAAGATTAATTTTATATAAATTATCATAAAGAATCATGACAACAGTTGAAGATAAAAAAATCGAACTTGTAGATCCCAGAGTAGAAGATCATTTGGACGAAGATAAGCCTATTCGCGGTCAAAAATATGTGCTGTTATCTTTTGTAAGCCCAGAGGATGTTATCGAAAATAAGGAAGTTGTATTTTTTAGCAAATTTATTGAAAGCTTTTCTAATAATGTACGCGATATGTTTAAATCTATTAAAGATAAATATCCTGAGACATCGGATGTAATTGATAACCTTTCTGAAAATCATAAATACGTATTAGATCCCGCAGATTTAAATGAGCAATATAATTTTTTTAAATCTGTTCATGGTCAAGATTTAGAAGCCAAATATCACGCTGATAATAAAGGTATTACAACAATTCGCGGTGTAAAAGTACGTGGATGCTTTGAAACAGTTGAAGAAGCAAAAACTCGCAGTGAGTTCCTAAAAAAATTAGGAGATAAATTTCATATTTATGTTGGCGAGGTTGGATGTTGGTGTGCTTGGGCGCCTGATCCAGAATTTATCAAGGATGTTGAATATGCTAATACGCAACTAAATACTTTAATGAAAGAATATAAGCAAAATATGGAGGATAAAGATATCATCTTTGAAAGTCGTAAAAACAATATTGTTGCAGCATCATCTCAGCAATCTTCACAAACTCCCACAGATGCTTTAAATGATGAAATTTCAGATGATACTAATGTAGAATTATCGAGTATCAAAGAAAGTATTGAGAATGTAGATGTATGGAGTGATCGCAAAAATTAAATACTTTACATTATTTAGAGTTACAACATTATAAATGAAGGCGATTGCAATATTTGTATTATTTATAGGTAGCCTATTAATAATTCAAGGATATTATAGCAATCTCAAAATGTGTAAAAAAGATAAAGTAGTTATTAAATATGTGCCAAGAGACGTTTACGAAGATCAATTGAGTCCTGAACAAAGTTTAGAAAAATTTTATAAAAGTATGTTTGAAGATATCATGTTAATATAAGTTTTTATTTTTATCCTCAATATTATTAAAATGGAATTACTAAGAAATATTGAAAAAAATGTCATATCTATTGTAAATGCGAATAACGATGCTATGAATTTAGATAATTTAAATAAAAATATAAAACTTTATTTCGAATATGTCGCAAATAAAGACAATATAGATAATCAAAAAAGAGATATATATATTGAAAAATATGAAAATGTTAGAATAGCACAAAATATAGAATATGATAATTATCTAAGAGAAAAACAGGATTTAAAAGAGCAATTAGCTATTGAAAAAACTAAAACAGCACTTCATAATTATCTAAAGCTCAAACAACCTTTTTATAATGATAAAATAAATATACATACATATCAAAATATTAATCTTACTAAAAGACCTGATAAGATACCAACACCAATAAACAAAGGCAATCTTGCCAAGCCAGTAAAACCAGTAAAACCAGTAAAACCTAAAATATGTCCTGAAGGCAAAGAAGTAAATCCTGTTACCGGAAACTGTGTTAATAAGTGTAAAGACGGTGATTTAAGAGACACTGAAACTGGCAAATGCAAAAAAATCAAAAAAGTAGTACCAAAACAAGAGCCAAAACAAGAGCCAAAACAAGAACCAAAACAAGAACCAAAACAAGAACCAAAACAAGAGCCAAAACAAGAACCAAAACAAGATAAATGTACTGAAGCTAAAAAACTCGAATGTGAAGAAAAAGGAAAAAAATGCAATCCAGATTCTGGAAGATGCATTAAAAAATAAATTGCGTTTTAAAATAAATTATCTAAATATAATAATACATTAGGATTTGCATAGAATTAAAATGTCAACACCTATTGCTTCATTACCAAAAACCGCTGATAATAAAAAACAAGATAGAAATGATATAAATGATCCAATGGTACAAGATGTGCTCAACGAATTTCGCGACGAATATTCTTCGAATAATAAAAATAATGGTGGTGAAGGTGGAATGCTTCATGATATCGATGATATGGTATCATTTCCACCTGAAGATAATTATCCTCCGCCACCAATGAATTATAGAAAACCACAATATAATATACGAGAAAATTATCAAAATGATAATCAATATCAAAATGATAATCAATATCAAAATGATAGAAATGTTAATCAACAATATTTAAATTTTGATATTGAATTAATAAAAAAAAATTTAACAATTGTAATAATTGTTTTATTAATACACAATACAGGTCTCATGACATTTTTATATGAAAAAATGCCTGAGTATTTGCATGAAAATTTAAACACATATGATATTGTATTTAAATCTATGTTACTATTTATTATATTATATGTATTAAATATAATGCATTATATTTAATTTCTATATGTATAATTTATCAATTGACTGCTTCTGCTTGTAGTTAATGAAGACGAATATTTATAAATGAAAAATACTCCAATAAAAAATGTTAGGAAAATAGTAAATATAGTAGTTCCAAACAATATTTTATAAGATGTTAAATCATATTTTTCTTTATTCATAACAACTAATGATATTATGACTACTGTATATAATATAATTACCATAGAATATACGGCTATAAATAGATATTGATTGTTATATGTAGACGTACTATAGCTCCATAATAAAGTTATTACTACCAATATGCTCATTATAGAATATCCAAATAAGATAAAAGTATCTTTAACTACTTTATCATTTTCACTTTGCGATACAAATCTTTCGCTTGGCATTATTATCTATTAATCATAAAGATAATAATAATTTATACTAATGATTCAAAATTTAAATTACCATAACAACGAGTACTATCATAACCTTCTAAATGATTATTACTATCATTTAATCCCTGTGATTTATATAATTGTTGTGAAGTAAATTCTCCAGATGTATCACCAACTTCATCATTGTAATAAGTATTATTAAATATGTTATTTTGTGCCGCATGTAAATGTTCTTGTGTAATATATGGCCCATAACCACCACTGTCTTCTAATGTATTAATATCTTTTATAACATTTTTTTTAGCAGGATTTTCCAATTTACACACATCATTTTCACAATTAACTTTTTTATTTTTAGACGAAGGAATATTATTTAATTCTTTTTTAATATCATCTTTTATTTCCTGAATTTGCGCGCGAACTTTCTTTTTCTCCACAATTTCAGCATTATATATTCTAAAATATATAATTAACAATGCTAATGTTATAACAAATCCAGTAATATTATCAAGCAATACTAATATAGCTAAGCATAATATAGCTAAATATATTTGCATATAAGGATCTTTATATATATTTTTAAATGGTATATCACGTATTAATACCACTATTGATAATATTATAACAGAAACAATTCTAAATGTATCAATAATCATTTATTAATTTGATATATCTCTATTATAATTCATATAAAAAAATGATATCATATTATTTATGTAATATAAGCTACAATAAAATATGTTAACTATCAATGGCTATAGCATTCTAAAATCTTCAGTAGATAATGATGTTTTAGCCAAGGTTAAGGAAGAACTTACTATGAAACCTAAGGTTAATTTTGATATGGGTGTAAAAAAAGACAATGATAATACATTTACATTGTATAAAGAAACTGAAAAACGCTTGTATATTCCGCGCTATTATGGATTTAATAAATTTGGCTTACCAAATGTATCTAAATTGACAGGTGGTTCTGATATAAATGTTGAATTTAATGGTAAACTAAGAGAATATCAATTGGAACCAGTTAATAAATTTTTAGAAGCTGCTAAAAATCCATTAAAAATGGGTGGTATTATATCTGTGCCATGTGGATTTGGTAAAACTATTATGGGACTATATATTGCTTGCCAACTTAAAAAGAAAACTATGTTTATTAGCCATAAAGATTTCTTAAATCAACAATTTGTAGATACTGTTAAAGCATTTTCACCAAATTCAAGTATTGGAATTATTAAACAAAATAAAGTTGATGTAGAAAATAAAGATTTTATTATTGCATCACTACAATCACTTTCAATGAAAGATTATGATATAAATATATTTAATGATATAGGATTTATTATAATTGACGAAGTACATCATACAGGTGCGCAAGTTTTCTGTAGAGCATTTAAAAAATTACATACACCAATTATATTAGGGTTATCGGCTACTTTAAATCGCAAAGACGGAATGCGAAAAGTATTCGAATATTATATCGGAAGTTCGGTATATACTATGAAGAAAAAGGAATTCACAGAAGTCGAAGTACAAATTCATAAATACTATGAGCCAAACATCGAATATTCAGGTATTAAACAAATGTGGAATGGGAAGGATAATATAGCCGCTATGATAAATAATATTTGTACATTTAAACCTCGAACTGAATATATAATCTCTGTATTAGAAAATATTATTAAAAAGGATCCTGAGCGCAGAATATTAATTTTAAGTGAACGTAGAAATCTACTAAATGATATTGAAAAGTATATTATTGAAAAAAATATTCTCAATAAAGATTATGGCTTTTATGTTGGTGGAATGAAACAATGTGATCTTAATGTGTCTGCGGAAAAGCAAATTATTTTAGCAACATACCAATTAGCATCTGAGGGATTTAATGTACCATCACTAAATACAGTGATATTTGCATCACCTATTTCTGACATTCAACAATCTATAGGGCGCATTTTAAGAGAACGAGCTGAAGACAGAAAATATATACCACTATGTATTGATATCTTAGATGAATTTTCAGCATTTAAAAGAAAAGGTTATACGCGTGCCAAGTTTTATAACACTAATAAATATAATATTTCTTATTATCAAGATAACGAATTACTGAATTTTCAAAATAATTCAGATGATGAAGAAAAACCTAAGCTAAAATTCATTGAAGAAGATGATTAAAATATTATTTTAATATAGTAATAGTAAATATGAGAGATAACGAAATCTACTATATAGAGATCATATGTATTATATTTTTAATATTATTTATAGCATTATTATTTTTTAATGTTAAATTGGAAAAACCTATTGATGAAGATAGTGACGATGACAAATATATTATCCCACCTACACCTCCTAAAATATGCAAGCCCAATATTGATGTTAAAGTGAGGTGCCCGCCTAAGTTAGTTAATTTATATAATGAAGATATAAAACAATTACCAAATAAAAACGATATCAATGTTATAAATAAAACTAAAATAAATTTATATAATAATAACTATTCTGAAGATAATCCTAATTTTAATAAATCAATTATAACACAAGATTCAGTAAAATCAAGCAAAGATAGAGAATTTGCACCAGAATTAGAAAAAGTGTATACTACAGATCTCGCTGAAAATATAAATCCAAATATAGACCATACCCAGATTTACGATTATTCTGTTAAACCTAATAAAAGTGATTTACCTATGGTTAACATGCCCGCGTGTTATCTAAAAGGTAATTCGCGATCTTATAAATTATCTGATAAATTAGCAAATCTATAATGTCAAAAATGAGTACATAATTTTATTTTTCTAATGATTTTATAAACTTTATAGAATTTAATAGTATTTTATAAATTATGTACTCATTTTTTATCTATCATTTAAAGAATATTTAATATAAAATAATAAATGTTTAAATACTGCATTCTACTCACAGCACTATCTTTTGTAAGTGCATTTTCACAAATTAATATTGCATTAAAACCCAAATGTAATATTAAAAAACCCTATTTAAATATTAAATACGAATCCAACCTAAAGCCATTGAATTGTTCTATTTATAAATATAAAATAGAAGAATATAAAAATAATAGATTAAAAGCTAATAATATTATTAATTATAGCGTAGCAAAGTATTATTTTCCTGTTAATTCCAAATATAAACGATATAATACAACATTTCAGGTTATCTATAATGATATATAGATTGATTATTGGAATATTTTATTAGTTATTAATAGAATAATTCTAAATGTGTTATAATAAAACAGTATCATTATTAGCATATGCGTCTGGATTATTATTTACATCTTTATTATTTGTTTATGGTGATAAATATGATAAACATTTTTCTATATTTGCATTTGCATATATTCAAATGCAACTGGTAGAATTCTTCATGTGGTATGATGAAAAGTGTGGAAATATTAATAACTATGCATCACGGTTTGCATTACTAATATTAATACTACAGCCAATCATAGTTTTATATGGAGCAATATTATTTAAAACTACAATTATACCCAATTATATAATTTATAGCATTTTAATAACCTATTTAATAATAATAACTTTCAATTTATTATTAATTGAAAATAGAGAAAGAAAATTATGTGCTAAAAAACCAAATAATAGTGATCATTTAAAATGGGATATATTTAATTTAGATGATAATTTGGTTATATATTATTTATACTTTATTGCATTATTTATATTTATATTTTTCAAAAATTTTTACAAAGGTTTATTTATAGTTATATTTGGAAGTGTTTTAAGAGAATTATCAATATATCAATATGATAAATATGATAAAGAATGGTATACTATATGGTGTTTTAAGGCAAATGTTATACCAATTGTCCTTTTATCGAGTAATTATTTATTAAAATAATTCAATGAAATTTTTCATTATATTCATCTACTTTAATAATTTTTTTTCGTAATTCATTTGCCATTGCTATTTTAGTTTTGTCAATATCTATATTTTTGCTTTTTAATAATATATCACTATCATAGCATAAAGTAATGCCTCTATTTATTTGATTAATTCTATCATCTGTATTATTTGGCACATATACATTATCTATTAATAATTCACGGATTTCAGTTGGTTTTGTAATGCAATTTGATACTTCTGTAACTATTTTATCGCTATTTGGTTTATATGTAATACCCATAGGATACGTTACAATTTTAATAAGTTTACCAAATACGGGATATGGAAAATTATCAGCAATACCATAAATATTTTTTTGTATATTATTATAATATTGATTGAGTGAATAATCTAATAATTTTTCAATATCTTTTACATTTTTATTTTTTTCATAGTACCATAGACAAGCATAAGACATATAAATATCAGATAATATATCAGCGTATCTACCTGATATATATTCTGCTGTTTTTATTTTACCACCCATAAGTAAGGCTATATTTGCTGAAAATGCAAAATTTGCAACATGGCGTTTTAATTGCATTTCATGAGTTTTATTACTTTTAAATTTAAGATATATACCATAAAACAGAGATCTATTTAAATTTGTAATAGTATGTTTAATTATTTTTATAAAATTATTATGAAAATCATTTTTGTCATTAGCTTCAATAGCATTAATTATATTTAATAGATGTGGGTGTGATCTATTTAAACCTTGGCCAAATATTATTAGTGAGCGAGTTAAAGTATTTGAACCTTCAACAGTGATAGCAACAGGTGTAGCATTATAATTAGATGCTAAAAAATTCATTGGTCCCTTACATATTCCAGCACCTCCCAATACGTCCATACCATGATTAACGGAATTGCGACCATATTCAGTACACTTATATTTCATGATTGCAGATAATACGGGTGGTTTTTCACCTTTACTAACAATTGCGTTAAATAAATTTTGAGCTGCAATAAGCTTATAATTATTACCAGCTATAACTGCTAATTTTTCTTTTACACCTTCCATCTCTGCAATTGGTATATTAAACTGTTTGCGTATTCTCGCATATCCTCCAACACCCAAAGAACACAATTTAGCAGTGGCAACAGACATTGCTGGTAGTGATATTCCACGTCCTTCTCCAAGAGATTCCATTAACATATTCCAACCAAATCCACAATTTTTTTCACCACCAATAACACAAGACATAGGTATAAATATATTATCCCCTTTTATTGTTCCATTCATAAAGCCAATATTTAGTGGATTGTGCCTATTTCCAATAACTATATCATTGTAATTATTTTTTTCAAGTAAAGCTACAGTAATACCTTCATTACCATCTTTTAATAATTTATTTGGATCAATTACTTTAAAAGCTAATCCAATTAAACTTGCTACTGGTGCCAAAGTAATATATCTTTTCGAAAAAGTAACTCTAATCCCCAATATTCCATTTTCTTCAGTAACATATCCTTCGTCATACATCGATGCAGCATCTGAACCTGAATTTTCAGTGGTTAGGCCAAAACAAGGTATATAAGTTCCATCTGCTAATTTCGGTAAATAATTTTTTTTTTGCTCTTCAGTACCATAATGATATAATAATTCACCCGGACCTAACGAATTGGGTACCATCACACTTACAGCACCAGCAACATTTTTACTGGCTATTTTCTCAACAATTAATGAATGTGCATGTGCACCAAAACCTAAACCATTATATTTATTAGGAATAACTAATCCCATAAATTTATTTTCTTTAATATATTTCCAAGTTGCATTAGATAAGTTTTGATTTCTTTCTACATATTGATTATCAATTAGTTTACATAAACTATTTGTTTGATTGTCAATGAAACTTCTTTCTTCTGTTGTTAAAGATACATTATATTTGTTAACTATTTTATTGATATCTAAGTCACCTTTAAAAATATCACCATCAATAGATACTGATCCTGAATTTAAAGCAGCTTTTTCTGTTGCAGAAATTTTAGGAATTATACCTTTTATAATTTTAAAAGCTTGGTTAGATATTATTTTACTCATTACTTAAATATGTAATTATTAATTTTTTATATAAATTATCGTTTGTATTTTTAAATGTAATTGTATTATTCTTATTAAGTATAAATACGCGCTCCTTGTTAGTTAATATATATCTATTAATATATTCAATCAAATCATTTAATGTTTTATTAGTAATTATAATATCTTTCTTAGCCAAAAAAGTTCTTAATACACTTTTATATCTTAAGACATAAAGATCTTTAATATTATATAATCCTGTAAGTATATTATCTTTGTATTCTAATTTTTCTACTAAATTATCAATAATAATATTATTAATTATCTCAGTAGATTCTTTAATGACATCTTTTAAAGCAAAAAAAGAGTCTATTTGAGTTTCATCGCGAATATTGTTATTAGTTTTTAATGTTAATAAAACAGGTTTTAAATTATCTCTAATTTTACCTCTGACAGACCAAGAAGGAGTACTATCAAACAAATAAGGAATTTTATGAATGTTCGCGTAATTTATAATATCGGCTTTTTTGATATTAAGCATTGGACGCCAAAAATTAATACCATCAATGGTTTTAAGTATTTCCATTCCAGATAAATTTTCATAATTATTTTTATTTGTTATATTTGTAATTATATTTTCAAAGCAATCATCTTTATTGTGACCTAATAATACATATGTATTATCGTCGCTTAGTTTATCATACATATTATATCTTATTTTTTTTGTCAAGTCTTCATAAATATCTCTTAACCCATTAGTTAAACAATCTAATCTGCTAATTTCTGTAATAGTTCTATAAACCAATTTTACATTTAGCAAATTACAATAATAATTAACAAAATCTAATTCTTCCATTGATTCGATGCGATTATTATAATTAATATGAACTGCCACAACATTATTTGATAATTTTTTAGCAATATGTAAAGCTACTATGCTATCAACACCACCAGACAATGATACTATAATTTTACAATTATTGTTAAGTTTACTAAATTCACTTTTAAATTCCGTAAATACAATATTATCATTTTTAACTTTTTTATTATCTAAAGACTTTTTATCAAATATATTTTTATCAATTTCTTCAAATTTTTTAACATTCAAAGTTTTACTTAAATACATATCATTTATGTCAGCATAAATGTTATTGATAGTTGCATAAATATATCTTTTACATTTAGTTTTATCTATTTCATTTGAATTGTTATATAAATTAATATAAATATTAATTATTTCATGTATTTTATCAAT